ATTCCTCCAGCCAGCTCGGAGGAGAACAAACCAGAACAATATCTGATCTATTTGGTTTTTACAATGATGCAGGCCTAACTCCAACTGCTGACGGTTCTGCAAAAGATGCTGATATTGTATGGGTACAGGTAGGAGATAGATGGGAACAGATCTTTTATAATTTTTATGATCTAAAGTTTCCTCCAATGACTACCGGGTGGCGTGCTGTTGGTAGAGGAAATGATGACATGTCTGGTCTAGTAGTAGAGCGAGGCTTCATGATAGATTCTAAGCAAGATGAAGACTGGGGGTTAGTTGTTGCAGGTTATGTTGATCCTAGTACTAAAACAGTTACTGAGAGAAGAGGATTAAGCATTGTTAATAGAGGTACTCCTGTCCCAATAACGTTTAATGAATCTAATCTTCAGGAGTCTATGGGACTGCTAAAAGGAGATCAAAACACTGCCGATATAATTTGGATACAAAATGAAGGCATGTGGGAAGGATATTATTATGCAATGTCAAAAACGTTTCCTCCTCTTTCGGAAGGTTGGAAGAAGATTGGAGGTGGAGATCAAGATTACAGTTATCAGCTGATAACCTCTTCTGCGTTTATATTGCAAGCTAGAGGTGACACTCCTTCAGATAGAGTGCTTAAAATTTGGTCTCCAGCTGGCCTTGAATCACAGCAAAAGATTACTGTAAAGGGCGCGCCTCCGAGAACAATAATAGATTGGGATTTAAGAATAGGATTTGGACAAAATGCTAACAGATTATATTTTGTTACTTCATGGCCTGCTAGAAAAGGTATAAGATATACTACAGAAGTCTGGGAAAATAACAGCTGGCGCTTTTTAACCGGTAGAGATTATGTTGGTGTAGACGGGGCTGAAACATTTACCGACTACGCTGTATTAGGAACAGGACTATATTGGGGTGTTGGAAGGGTTGTAACAGAATATATTAATTGGTAATATACTGCTTAGTATAAGAATTTACTTCCGGAGAAGGAGTAGCTGGTTCAGATGGAATTTTAGTATTATCTTTAGGTAAAGATCTTTCAGTATTACTCAGCTCTCCATTACCCTTATCTGTCTTATTCTGAATGTTATCTTTATCCTCTTCAGCTTCTTCAGGTTTAATATTAACTTTATCCTTACGCCTCATTGCGTCAGGTATAGGTAATAGATTTGGAGCATATTGAACAGGTTGACCTAGCCCACAGGGTACAGAGCAATAATGAGAAAAACGACCGCCTCCGGTATCTAAGGCTATGTCTAAAACGGTTTTAAGAGAAGAAGTTTGATCATTAGCAGGATAACGAGCTGGGTCAGTATCTTTTATATTAACTACTCTAATATGAAGACCTGATTCAATCATGTCATCTATAAGCTCTTTAATATTATCTCCTAAATCTTTATACGCGTCATGACTCTTAAAGTCATCGTTAAACTTAAAAACGTCGCCTACTAAAAAGCCGCCGCGTTCAAATCTACGCATATAGTTTTCAAAGAGCTTTACAAACTTCTTTTCTTTAGCCATATATTTATTTATGCCAGATCGGCCGTAATTGCGCTATTTCTTTTTCTTCTTCTTACCACCATGCTCATTTAATTGAACTACTGTAACTTCTTCTGCAAGTACTTTTGCTAATTTACCGTTATGTTCAACATAATATTCTTCAATAACACCTGCTGAAGTTAAGCTGTGGTGAAGGACTTTCTTGACTGACTCCCCAAACTGAGGATGCTTAATGTGAGACGCTCAGTCGTGTTCGATGTCACCGCCTTTAAAATTAAACTCTTCATCTTCGATATCCTCTTCCATCTCTTCGAGATGCTTCATAAGCTTAGTCTTACCAAGAATCTTTAAAGCATGCTTAAGATGGTCAATACCTTTATCATCTTCGTTATCTTCAAACGGAATCTTATCTTGTGCACCATGACTAGGAGAAAATGGTTTATCATCTTCTCTCATACTATCAGCTGCAGCTTGTGGGTTACCGGTGTTTTGAAACATATGAGCACCGTTCAACATTTCGTTGTACGTCTCGTTTAATTGTTCAATATCTTTTCCAAAATTTCTGTGTTGTTTAGACATATAATTATTTATTAAATCTATAAATATTTACAATAAAAATGCCATATAAAGCTAAAAAAGAAGGTAGTAAATACTGCATATATAAAGGAAGTAAAAAAGTTGGTTGTACTAAAGGTACTAAAGAAGCTAAAAACAAATATTTAGCTGCTTTGCATATTGCAGATAAAGAAGAGGAGGAAGAGAGCTTTGATGAGTTAGCTGCTGAAATTTTAAAGAGTGTATATAGCGATAATGACGATAGAGAGCTAAAATACGACGAAGAGAAAGTGTAAAAGAGCTTTGCTATTAAATATAAGTAATGGCTTTAATAAAGATAGATTCAGTATCAGTTACTGAAGCAGAAAAAAATGCTTTAAAACAGAATTACCTGTATAAGGACTTATTTTTAGATATAAAAAATAGAGTATCTTTTAACAGACAGCTTAATCGTAAAGAAGAGCTAAAAGATGTACAGGGGTTATTTGATATTGAATCTATACAAAATAGCATAGCAAATGCGTTACTAACTTCTCCAGGTCAAAAAATTCTTAACCCGGAATTTGGAATAGATTTAAGAAGATTTATTTTTGAACCTGTAAGTCCTTTTACTCAATTAGAAATACAAACAGATATTGAAGAAAGATTACCTGGTCTTGAACCTAGAATTGAATTAGAAAATGTTGAAGTAAGTGCTAATGAAGATCAACAAGAATATAATATAACACTCCAAATAAATGTTCCGTCTCTTAATGTATATGGACTATCACTTAGATCTGTATTAAATAGTAATGGATATAACTTTGTATAAAAATGGCTTCTGATAACAAATTTTTAGATTTTAATTTACCTCAAGATGCATATGCAGCTTTCGATGCTGTTAGCTTGAAAGATTTTATAATTCAACGTTTAAACGAAAATGAAAAATTTACTGATCAAAATTTTGAAGGTAGTAATTTAGCAGCTGTAATTGATATAATTGCTTATTCATACCATGTGTTACTTTTCTACTTAAATAATACGGCTTCTGAAACTACCTTTGACCAAGCGTCTCTTTACGAAAATATGAATAAAATCGTAAAGGTTATTGGTTATAAACCTGTAGGTAAAAAGACGTCTTTAGCTTCTATACGAGCTTCGGCAACTAAAGATCTTGCTGTAGGTAATTATACAATAAGAAAAAATTCTTTCTTTTTAGTAGATAATATAGCTTATACCTTTAATGATGATTATAGCTTTACTGTTAATGAAGCTAAACAACAACAATTATTAGAATTAGATAATAATGTAATCTTATATCAGGGCCGTTTAAGTGAGTATCCTGACTATATTGCACAAGGGGAAAATTTTGAATCAATTACTATAGTAGTAGATAATATTCTAGATTCTTCGGATAGTAGATTTATAGCTGATGATACAATTAGCGTATATGTAAAAGAAGCTGATTCCGGAACTTATTATGAATATAAGGAAGTAGATAGTTTATATATAAAGGATAGTAGTGCTAGGGTGTATGAAAAGCGATTAAATGAGAACGGACATTTTACAATAAAATTTGGTGATGGAACTTCTGGTAAAAAACTTCAAAGCGGGGATATAGTTTCTATAAATTATATTTTATCTGACGGGGTTAAGGGAGTTATAAGTACTAATGCTATCAACGGAAATAAATTATTTGCTTACGATAGTTCAAGACAGAGACAAATCTTTGACGATACTTATACAGACAAAGATACTACTACCTTTATTTCAGCTACTAATAATTCGTTGTTAACTTTTGTTAATCCACAACCATCTTCACCAGTTACTGATGAAGAGTCTGTTGAACAAATTAGAGATAATGCTCCTAAATTGTTTAGTTCACAAGAACGTTTAGTAAGTATAGCTGATTATAAAGCTTTTTTAAATAAAAATTTCGCTAATATATTAATTGATAGCCAGGTAGTTAGTAATGATACTTTTATAAATGATTATATTCAATATTTTTATAATATTTGTGTAGATCCAGATAAATCTAACAGAGTGTTAATTAATCAAATTAATTTCTCAGATAGTTGTGACTTTAATAATATTAATATTTTTACAGTTCCTAGATTTAATATAAAAACTGATGGTGATTATCCTCCGTTTTTAAGTAATTCTATTAAAAAATTAATAGTTGATACTTCACTTGAAAGAAAAACTGTTAGCCATGAAGTTGTTCCGAGAGATCCTATCTATATGGCTTTTGATTTATGCTTTTCTAATCAAGTAGAGCTGACCCCAGAATTATCTGATAATACTACATTAGTATTAGTAAGAGAAGCTAACAATAAAATAAATAAAGAAATTTTAAAATCAAAAGTTTTAGCTATTATAAAGAAATTTTTTGGACCAACTAACAATTCTTTAGGTCAAACACTATCTCTTTCAACCCTAGTCTCAGAAATATTAACTGTAGAAGGTATAAAAAGAATAGAAACTAGAAACACGCAAGAAAATATATCGTTTAGAGGCATATCTTTTATATCATATAATCCACTTTACCCTTCTGCTGATATCAGTATAGTAAATCAAGATGAGTCATTACCGTTTTTTAAGTTTCCGTTTTTAATTAATCCTAATTCGTTAGCTGCTAAATTAACTGTAATAGATGAGTAATATTAATACAACTTATGCTTTATTTAGAGTAGATGATTATAAAAATGATAATGTTTTATCTTCGTATAATCTACCTATAACACCCCTTACTTTTGTAGCTGATATTCCTGCTGGTTGTACTATTTTACAGGATCTAAATGATACTACTGCTACTTTTGATCTAGGGGATGGAACTATAATCCACTCAACAACAGCTATACATTCTTATGAATTACCGGGTAGGTATAAGGTAAGGATGGTTTTAAGGGACTGTCAAAATAATAACGTCTTAGCATCATATTCAACTAACGTTGACATTACTGATTATGTAGAGAATACCTTCTCTGTTAGTATTCCTGATAATGCTTTAGCTTTATCAGCTGGTCATTTTTCTGAAGCTATTAATATAACCAATTCTTCGCCTTTTTATCAAATAAACGATGATATTTTTTATAGTGTATCCGGTACTAATTTACCTAATTACTTTGATTTAAATCCTTATAAATTTAATCACCTTAAGAGATATCATTCATTCTTTGAAAAATCTTTTATTACAAATTTAAGCTCTCACGAATTTAATGAAATCCCTAAACTTGGTTTAAGTTCTGAAAATATTTACATAAAATTATCTGGTAATGAAATAGTTGTAGCTAACAGTACTGATGAAGGTAGTCTTTTAGCTGGGACTTCTGGTTCGAAAAACTTTTATTTTAACACCGATGACCCTGTTAGTAAACCAATAAAGATAAATTTTTTCAAAGATAGAAAAAAAATATTTAGTAGAAATAAATCAGGAAATTATTCTATAAATGATTATAATAATAATCTTGGTATATCTCTTACAGCTAATGTAGATGCAGTTGCTACAGAGGTAAGTAAAGTATCAAGTTTAAATGTTACCTCTAACGGGTTAGATAGTGAAGGTTTCGAAGAAGCTACTATTTTTGGTATTAGCCCGGCACAATTTAAAGGAGTTGAAATTCCATTTTTAGCTAAACCTAAAAGCATACAAAATTTTACTGTAAAAAATTTATCTGCTGTTGGTATACCAACATTTATTTTACAAGAAAATGGAACTAATGTGAGTAGTAGTAGCTTTACAATTGAGAGTTTATCAAGCTCTATCGAGGGAGTTGACACTAAGTTTTGGTATTACGGGGGATTAACTTTTAACGATAGTCTTTCAACCCAATCTAATACATTAACTTTAATAGTAAGTAGTTTATTTACTAACGGGACAGCTAATTTAGCCTTATGTAGTAATGTTGTTACTATATCAACTTTCCCGGATGGATTTTATCAGTTTGCTAAGCAAAACGAAAATGTAGATTATAAAGAAGTATTCAAGAGCCTTAGATTTCAAGAAATTTTATTAGATAAAAATATTTTATTTGATGATTTTATAGGTTCTATTTTTGGTGATTTGAGCAGCTCATATTCATCATTAGGTAAAACTTTAAATTCAAAAATATATAATTTTGTTGATAATAAAATTGATATAGATAAGTGTGATATAAAATCTATAAATTCTATAAGTAAGTTAGTAGATGAAGAAGCTAACGTCTTTGATGAAACTCTCTTTTCATTCCCCGGAAACGTAGCTAGATATGTATCATTGTTTTCTACTCAGTATAATACCTTAAAAGGAACAAGAAATAAGTTTAATGAAAATTTAAATAATAACGGTGAAGCAAATAAAGCTGTATACGGAAAAAATTTAGGAGATGAAATAGACACTAATACGTATGTAGTGACAGCAGGAACAGATATAGTAGCAAAAGAAAAATTTAGTAACGAATGTGTATTATTAAATACATACCAACCTCTATGTTCAGTAGACTTTTTACACGGTACAACTACTGAATATAGCTTGAGTACATATGATACTGACTGGGGCTGGTCTTTGGTGTTACCGGATTCACCAACTCTTAATGATTTAAACTCATTTTATACTTTTTATAGCTACACTTCTGGAGTTGAAGGTACTATTCTAGGTGGATTGATAAATTATAGTGATCCTAAAACTACTTTTAATTTTGATACTCCACTAAGTGCATTTAAAGGAGACAACAATATACAAGATATAGTATTTCGTAATTCTTTATTTAGTAGTCTATCTCTATTCCAATAATAAATATATTAAATGGAAAGTATTCGCAAAGGATTTCCTCTAGTACCTCAATCAATTACTAATCCTAATGTAAGAGATGAGAATGCTCTGGATAAAAATGAAGCTCTATCTTTTATTGATTTTATAAAAGTTGTTAAGGTTTCGTTTGAACCTGATACATTACAATCATATTATACTGACTACATTAATAAATGGAGTAATAGAAACAATAATTTATTTTCAGATAATAGGAAAATAATTATAAATCGATATAGGGATTTTTTAAAAGACTTATCAATTTTTTATAGTAACGAAACAGAAAAAAAGTTTCTTTCGTTAATAGATTTTAACAACCCAAATGATCTATCTATAGCTATATCTTTCTATAGTAAAAAATTAAGAGAAGTTGCTTCTTACTACCAAAAAGAGAGAGAGGATTTACATAATGTTGCTATAAAGTATAAAACTAGAGGTAGTAGTTTTAATATCAAGAAAAGAGCTACTGAGATTGTACTGGATTTTTTAGAAAATAGAGAAGATTCCAAATTTTCATATGATATAGAAACTATTAGAAGTACTATAAGTGTTGATTTAACTGAGTATTTTGATACTTTTACTTCATATTTTAATCAAGAACCCGATGCTAATGAATATGGAAAACATTTTAAAAGCTATGATCCTAGCGAGCTACCTTCAGATAATATTTTCTTAAGCAACGATATAAATTTAATAGAAGAGGTTTTTTCGGATTTTGGACCTGAGCTAAGAAATATACTCGAAGTAAACCAGGTATTTGAAAATAAAAAAAATCAAACTGAAAAATATATAGGTACTGATTTTTATTATATTTCATCTAACTCTACCGGTGATTTCATATACGAAAAACTAATTGAAGCTGACGCCTCTTATAAAAACTTTCTAAATCAAGAGTTTCCTACTACTGCTTCTGTATTTGCAAATTCAATAGAGACTGAAAGAGAGACAGGATTTTTTAAGCCTACAAAAACAGGAATAAACGTTATAAAAGCTAAAGCTATTGAGTTTAGTTTAAAGGAAACATACGAGCCTGACAGTTTATTTATTTTTCCGGATCCTAGTATTTTTACCAATAACCAGGATATACTAGTCTTTAACATAGAGCCGTCTGAATTTGTAAAGAATTTAACTAGTGGTTTAGCTAAACTGCAGCCGTTAACTAATAAAGATGATACTTCTTATCTAGGATATAGTTCTACTTTTTTTGAGAGAGATGAAAGTACAGACATGTCATTTCTTTTTAACGAAGGTTATATATATGATAGTAAGACAGATATCTATAGTAATACATTTGGATTAGTTAAAGATAATAATTTATTTAGAGAAAATTTAACTAAGATTGAAACTAAAAAAATTCTAAATTTAGTTTTAAATGGTTACCAATTTTATGATAGACTATATAATTCGGAATTTAGTTTTGATTATGGGGTAACTGATAGTACCACATACGTTGAAACTAAAAGATCGGGTATTACTTCATTTACTAATGGATTAACCACAATAGGAGACAATACCCCTCAACTACCTAGTTCTGCTTATAATATCTTTTTTAGATATTTTGCACCTTACGAAGAGTTAATTAAACCTACTACTTCGAATACGGATATAATTGATAATAACGTAGAAACTGCAAGTGTAAAAGACGGTGCATTTTTTATGAAAAGATGTGACGAGTTTTTACCCGAACCACGTTCATCAGATCTTAGTTCTGCTTTTGATGGCGCTTTACAATATTATTATTCTGAGTTAATAGAAGCTGGTATAGCAGGGGTAAGTGGTAGATATAACCCTACAAATTGGAATACATTGCAGCGAGCTTTATGTGATAGTGCGGTACCTACAACGTCGGGTTCATTTTTTGTAAATTATTTTTTATCAAGTATAAAAGACGACTTTACTCTAATGGAAGGGGGTAGATTTACAGATACTTTATTATTTGATTATGAGCCGCAAAAAGAAGAATACTTCTATGATAGTACAGTTCTAGAGCCTTCAATACTTATTTCTGATATAAGTTCTAATGAAAGTAGATATAATGCGGAAAAGTTATCCGGGCAGTTGTTTGTAAAAAATAAATCTACTAACGAAGGTTCACATTTATTTACAGCTCTTAATTATCTAAGTTCAAAACATTCTCCTAATATTAGAACAAACTTAAGTAGTAGGGTCAATAATTTTGATTTACTTTATGATACTTTGTTTATTGAAACTAGTTCATTTTTTGTAATTGAACCGTTAGATTACAAGGATGATAAATACGTAGATCCTTTTACTAATAGTATATCCTTATCAATTAACACTGATAACTTTGATAAAATTAGTAACAGATTTTCCAATGAGCTTAATGTTTATTATTACCAACTTAAATCTTTAACTACTTCATCGGATACTAAAGCACTATCTGTCTATCCAGAGATTTATAAGTATAATTATTCTAGTAAAAAGACAAAAAAGATATTTCCTAGAGATAATAATGAGTTAATTAAAAAGAGAGACTTATTTTCTTTATCAGGTTTAGATGTATCGTATAAGGAGTCTGACTCTCCTGTAATATCATATAGGAGTGATTTAGATATATATAATTTAAGTTATCTATTAAAAGATCAAAATAAATCTCCTATGGTTAAAAATTTTATAGTTAATATAGATTCAAATGATAACGTTACATTTTTAAGAGATGATAATTTACAAGCGGTATTTGATAACAAGACCTATACATTTGAAAGAATTTCTAGAACACTTTCCTCATTTAATTTTAACTTAAGCTCAGAACCTCTTGGTGGTGAAGACAACTCTCTTATATTATGAACACACTATCATTATCGTTATCAACTAACCAATCAGCATTAACTGCAACAGGGGATCAGTTGAATCTTTTTGATATAACTGAAATAAATTTAGATATAATTAACCTTTATAAAAAAGTATTTCCTTATTATATATCTATTGACTGGGGTGACGGGTCTCCAGTTGAAGAGCCTGAAATAATAACATTTAGAAATTATAGAACTGATAGTATATTTGAAGAAATAACTAAGGGGATAGCTCCGGTATTTTTAACTAAAACCTATAAGCATATATATAAACCTTCAGAAACTGCACTTATAAAAAGCATGCAGTTAAAAATAGGTATTCAGTATATTACCGGGGAAATAACTGAGATTACTCATCCAATAAAATTAAGAACAGAGGGTTATTATGAAAATATCGGTGACATAAGTTTAGTTGATACTAATATTTTAGATAGCACTAATTATTCCTCAAATTTCGTCTTTAGAGGTAAGGTAGACGATTATATTCTTGAGCTAAATAATGAATCAAATGAAAATGTTGAAACTTCGTTCGTAATTAATAATGTAGGTAATAATTTTGAAAAGGCAAAAAAAACCAGTGGTAACGTAGTAATAGACGAGGATAACGACGTAATAAAAATTATAAAGTGAATTTAAGTTATAGCTTAAATATATATGTAAATGAGTAGCAACATTCAAAGTTTAAGTACTCTTAAATTTAACGAGGGTTCATTATGTATAGATTCATTAAATTTAGATCAATTTTCTAGAACCTATGCTGGTGGCTATTCATTTAATTTTATTAATGCTCTTTCAGGCTCGAGAGATTTTAAAAATAAAAACTTTAGCAATTTTTACTTAACTAAAAAAACTGATTTAAGTAAGTTAGTAAAATTTAAATCAGTAAATATAAAGCCTAGTTCTATCTATACCCCTTTAAATTTTTCAAGGCTTCCAGGAGAGCGTGGAACATTTTTAAAATTTGTAAGCGAAATACAAAGAAAGTTTTTTAAAGATACTCTTAACTATAATGATTATAAGTTTTATGGTGCTACAGGGTTTAGCGAATTTCAAACTTCCTCTAAAAATTTATTTTTAGTTGAGTTTATAGATGATTTTTATTGTTCGGTATCTTATGTAAAAAATAATATTAAATATTTTTTAGTAGGGTCAGATAATGCAGAGGTTGACGGTGAAATTGATATATTTTTTGCAGCTGAAAACACTTTATCAGAAGATGGAAAAAAGATTGAATATGTTTTAACTAAACATAACAATGATCAGTTTCTTTCTTTTTTTACTAGAAAAAGAGACAAAAAATATGCAATTAAACCCGCAGGTACTATCTTAGTAGGCCAAGATATATCTAATACCCCAGTAAATGAATTTTTTATAAATTCGATTTCAGCTAAAATATCTTTTAACCTGTCTACTACTATTACAGATCCCTTGGATACGTCATTTGTTGAATATACCGATACTGAATTTTTAATTAATGAAGATAAAAGCGCTTTTAATTTAGACTCTAACTACTTATTTTATAAATCTGGTGACTTATCGAATAATAGTTTTAATTTACTCAATCTTAAAAATATAAGTGATAATTTTGATACATTTACCTCTTCAAATAGCTTAATTAGTTCAGAAGATGATGCGGTTTTTGCAAGAAAGATTAGAAATTACACTAGTATTTTGAATGATATACCTTCTGAAAGAGACTCAAATTTAGAGTTAAACTACGTAACGTATAATATTAATTATAAATTTACTCCCGGCACTAACATTTTTACAGCTCCCTCTTCTTTAAATCCGTTCACTAAGCTTAATATTAATGATACAAAATTTACTGAATGTGGGTCATTTGCTTACCCTTACCCCTATTTTTCAGATAGAGTATACAAAAAAGTTAAAAATGTACCTAATACTGAAGAACAGTATTTATGTACTTGGCTTTCTGGAGCTCCAGGTGAGAAGGGCTTATGGGTAGATAGGTATTATTACCCTGACTACACTACAAAAGAAGATGCTTTAAACGGTATAGCTGTATACCAAGTAACATATCTTGAGGCTATAGAAAAATTAATTAACGATAATACTTCATTAAAAACAGATGTAAAAAAGGAGTTCTTTTTTGATAAAAAGAGCGACTTAACCTTTGAGCCGAAAGAAGAATATAAATATGAAAGAATTAGTATAGATAAAATAAAGGAAGAAGTTGAAGTAAGATTTTGTGACTTACCAAAAGCTGAAAGAGATACACCTAATTATTATAAAGATATAAACAATAACGGTGGTTATGCTATAGCATTTAAATTTTATGATAAAGATTTTAAAGTATCATCTCATTTTAATGAGATAGAAGCTGGATTAAATATAGAAAAAGAAGGTAACCAATTAAAAATTAAAATTACATTTTTTGATAATGCTACAGAGACTTTTGATTTTTTTAATACTACTCATACTTTGACTGATACTAACGATAATGATTTAGTACTCTCTTTTAATAATCAAATAGGCAGAGGAAATATTTACTTAAATTCAATTAAGATATTTACTTTTAGAACTAATAGTTTTAAATATTCTAATAAACAAATTTTGTTTGGTAACATAAAAGTTGAAAGTAGTGAATTTAAAGGTGATATACTTAGAGCATCTTTATCTAATTTAGATACATTAACAAATATATTTTTATCTTTGAGCCCATTGTCAGAAGAAGATGAACTTCTAACAGTTTTTAGTAGAGCTATAACTAAAATAGATGATTTGGTAGTTAGTTTACCCTGTGGAATGAAAAATTATACTGATAATATCGAAGTGTTAAATACTTTAGCTAATAATTTAAAATCTAAATCTAATGTAGTTGATATTAACATCAATAATTTAAATATTGATAACTTAGAAATATTAGAGGGGGTAAAAAATAATTTATTAACTGTTATTGAAAAGGATCTTCCAGCTACTACTGTAATAAACAAGCTTAACTTTAAAAATTATCTATGATATCTTACTATAAATTTACTAATGGTGAAGCTTTTACTTTAAGTGGTAAAGACTATGAAGGTTTTTTCAATGTAGAAGAGGGTGTAGCTTATACAGGAAGAACTAAAACAGATACATCTGCTCCATTAAGTGGTAAAGATAACTTTATATCATTTGCCTTTTTAGATAAAAGAGAGTTTGATAATAATACTACCGCTACTACCACTAATTTAGTAAGTAGTTTAAAATATTCACCAAGAAATCTACTTAGTAACGATTTTTTAAAAAATAATTTTAATATATTATTTGAAAATAATCTCTCTCTTTATAGTTTAAGTCAAGTATATAACCCATCCTTATACGATAGCGGGTCTAATACTTCAAATTTAAGTTCAACTTCTTTTTATGGGTTATCTTCAACTACTATAGACGAGAGAAATGATGATAAAGTTATATTAAAAAATTTAGTTGAGCCATATCAAATAGATCCATATTTAGGAGCCGATAAAAATAGGTTTCCGGATATTTTTGAATTAGATAATACTACAGAAAGTTTCATAGAAACTTATGAAGATGGTTTTATTTATACTATTAGTACAGATACTAAAACTTTAGCTTTTTCTGGATCATTTGGTAGTAATCTTCAAAATTTAAGTTTAGTTACATTTGATAATGATAATAAATTATTAGATATATATGTTGATAAAGCTAATCATTTAATTTATTCTCTTGATATAAAAGATTCTTTACCGTTTATAAACATTTTTGATCAGAAAATATATAGATCGTGTCAAACTTTAAAGATAGTTGATAGAATAAAAGCCTCAGAAAATAAATTAGTTAATAATAATATAGGATATGGTAAAAAGTTTAAGGGAGCATTAGTATCTGATTCAGTTGGTAATATTAAAATTGAGCTATCTCTTAAAAATGAAACTGAAATACTTAAAACTATTAATACTGAGCAGTTAGACAACCCTGAATACGTTAAAATTGCGCTTAGAGGGCATGATGATTTACTTTTAATTGTAACAAAGCCGGTAAGTAATGTTTCTGAGTTTAATATCTATAAAATAGATTTAGATGATTACTTTGAAACTGGTATTATACCAAAACCACAAAAAAGTACTAGGATAAACTATAATAATCAATTTAGATATGAGTCTCCTAAGAAAAAAGCTTCTTCCTATTCTGTTTTTGGGACTAATAATGATAGACAGGGTTATTTTTACCCCTTATTTCTTAAAAAAGAAGAAGCTAAAAAAATAAGCACTGATGGTACTGTAAGTTCTTTAGCGTTTCCGGAGCATCCAGGTGTAGTCTTTTATTTTACCCCGGATTACATATTTTTTAGCGAAGATAGAGTACCAGGTTATTTTATTTACCGAAATAACGATACTACTATAGATTTAGATGTAATATTTTCTGAATATGATAGTAATCTCTTTACTATTAATGATAATTCCAGTATATCACAACGGTTATTATCTAATCCAGACCCAACAATATCAGTTTTAAATAGAGAGGATTTAAATTTGCCTCCTGATCTATTATTTGACAATACTGAATACCTATTTAACGATAATCAATGGAAATGGAACACTAATTTACTTGAATCTAATAGAGTAGCTTTTAAAAATGTCCTAGTTGACACTTTTAAAGATGATACATATCTATATTTGCATAATGTTGGAAGGTTTTATTATACAAAATTTAGAAATAAAACTAATAGTTTAGTTAAAAAGGATTTAAAATGTCTTTTTAATGAAGCTCTTTTTGAAAAAATATGTGAAACGGGTATAGGTATTAATTTAAACACATTAATTCAGGATATATTAAGAGATACTTTAAACATCTATAATGGGTTTACTAAAATACCAAGAGCTAAGAAATTTTATGGTACAGAGTTACTTATAGATTACAAAATTCCCAAAGATATTAACATTAATGTGCGTGATTTTTATTTTCATAGTAATGAAAGTGTAAATTACCTTTCAATAAACAGGGTATTTTCTAAATTATTTGAATTACAGAAAGCAATTTATGATAGCATTTTAACATCTTAAACTAAATATATTATATGTCGACACCTCCTTCTACCTCTACAGGCGCTGATTTTACAAATCAGTTTATTTCTGATAGGTATACTTCCTTAATACATTTAAGTGGTAATAATCTCACTGAAGATTTTGATGGTGTATACGACGGTAAAGGTAATTATACTGGTATAGAAATTTCAACAAGCGATGTTTCAATTCATAATGTAACTATGCTTAAATCTGCGACAGATACCACGTTGCTAGATATGATCTACCCTATTAATAGTATATTTTTATCAATAGAAAATGTAAACCCTGGTACTAGATTTATCGGGTCAGAATGGGAATTAGTTTCTGAGGGTCTTTTTCTTGCTGGTGTAGGTACTGGTACAGATAAAAACGGAAACACACAGACTATAGATGAAGAAAATGTTAATCAAGCTGGCGAATACAGTCACGCGTTAACAGAAGAGGAGCTAGCTAGCCATCGCCACCAAGTTTTTGGAAGAATATTAAATACAGGTCAAACAAATACAAGGTCCCGGCGACGAGCAGGTTTTGAGGATCAAAAAACGGAGTCAAGGACGAGAGATGGATTCATTGCAGAAACTAACGATGTTGGCGAAAGTCAGCCGCATAATAATACACCACCTTCATACGGGGTTTACGTATGGAAACGAATAAGTTAATTAAATCATGGCAGATATTACTATAGTAAAATTTAAAGTAAGACGAGGAACCGACTCTGAAAGAGAGCGTGTTGTTTTAGAT